AAGTGAAGCCGATTTTATATCTGGCGGCTCTAAAATCCTCCGTCCCGATAACTTCCCGATTGTTAAATCCTTCAATAGTCGTACAGCTTCGTACTTCGTCACCGTCGATCTTGCAGGATTCCGAAAGGCAGAAGGAAATCAACTTCTCCGTTCTGATGAAAGCGTGGTCGCGGTCACAGCAGTAGATGGCGACGTCTGGACCGTATTACGAATTCGGCACGGCCACTGGGAAGTACGAGAGACAGCAACTCAAATACTTCTGGCATGTAGAGCCTTCCCAGGTTCCCGCCTTGGCATTGAGTCAGGCGCCCTTGAAGCTGCAGTTCGTCCATATCTTGAAGATCTTATGCGCGAGTATTCGCGTTACGTTCACATTGAGCCACTGAAGCACCAGAATGCAAGGAAACAGGATCGCATCAGTTGGTCGCTTAGCGGACGTAGCGACCGTGGACTCATCCAGCTCCTCACAGATAAGCCGGACATCTACACGGGACCAGAAATCCAGCCCTGGAACAACTGGTTCCTCGATCAAGTCGCAGACTTCCCAGACCCCCTTGCCCACGATGACGGACTTGATGCAATTGCCTACGTTGATCAACTCAGCCAGGCTTCCTACTTTGACGGCTCTGACATCCCTGAGTGGATTCCTGTCGACAACATAAGCGGATACTAATTCATGTCAGTGATGCCAACGCGGGGTCAGAGTATTATTGTCGAGACTTCTGAAAGTCTCGCTCGTGATCAAGCTAAGATTCAATCTATCAGCAAAGGGGCTGCCCTATGCGGCTGGATCTACACACGGATTAATACGTGGGAAGACGTTCGTAACCGCGGCTATCAGCAGCTATGGGGCGAGTACTGGCGCATGTGGCGCGGTAAGTGGTCCGTACAAGAGATCAATCGTCTATCAGAACGATCTAAATTGCTCATGCCAGCGCTGTCGCAGGCTATTGAGCAGACGGTATCGGAGATTGAAGAGGCTATCTTTTCACGAGAAGAGTGGTTTGACGCTGCAGTGGATACAGCTAAGGATATGGCTGGCCTGCTTATGCGTGACCAGTTGCTTGGCGACCTGGATAAGGTAAATGCTGCCGATCAAATCATGGAAGCCGTGCTTAATGGGGCCATCTTTGGAACGATGGTTGCTAAAGTTAATACAGGGCTGCATACGGAGCATACTCCAACTCGCGACTCCCAGACCTACGAGCTTAAAGCCAATTCCAAGAAGCAAGTACAAGTTGCCATTGAAGCAATACGGCCTGACCAGTTTATACCTGATCCTGTCGGTGTCACTGTTCAGCAAATGCTTGGATGCGCGCATCGTCTTCAGAGAACCCTCAGCTACGTGCTCGAAAAGTGTCAGGATGGGACATATAATCAGGCGGCAATCAAAGATATAATGCCCACGCGGCGGCTTAAGAATTCTGATGTGGATCTAGAAGATCCCATGGCTATCAATGCGACGTACGAAAGCGAGCAGGTTGATCTTATCGAATATCATGGTAAGGTCCCTGCTCGTTTTCTTATGGAAGTCCAGGAAGCACGGAATGTAGCTGACGAGCTCTTAAATCTGGATTTAGAAGACATTTCAAAGCGTGCTGGCGAAGGCCCAATGGTTGAGGCTATCGTCACTATTGCTAACCAGGGCATACTTCTGCGTGCTATACCGAATCCCTTTACACTCGTGGATCGCAGTATCGTCGCTACGCAGTTTGAAAAAGTACCTGGACGGTTTTGGGGAAGAGGCGTAGCAGAAAAAGGCTATAATCCACAGAAAGCACTTGATGCTGAAGTTAGGTCGCGCATGGATGCGTTAGGCTACTTATCAGCGCCTATGCTGGGCGTTGACAGCGGTCGTGTACCTAGAGGCTTCAAATTAGAAGTCAAACCCGGCAAAGTGTGGTTAACACAAGGCAACCCAGACGAGGTACTGCGCCCATTCCCAGCTTTAAATTATAACACTATGACCTTTGAGCAGGCATCCGAGATGGAGCGCATGGTTCAGATGGGCACAGGAGCGTTAGATGTTGCTTCTGCTATCAAGAATCAGTCACAGTCGGGCGCTAATAGTATGTCTTCTAACAGCATGCTTATGGGCGCTTTCGTTAAAAGGTCTAAGCGGTCCATTGCCAATATTAGTAGGAACTTTATCGGACCCCTTCTGCAAAAGGTTATCTGGCGATACATGCAGTTTGACCCTATCCGATACCCTAAAGATTTCGATATTAAGCTTAAGCCTACTCTTGGAATAGTCGCACGAGAGGTGGAAGCTGGTCAGATGACTCAGTTGATGGGAATGATGCCGCAGGAGTATCACCAGGTACAGTTACTTCTAGCGCAGGGCGTTATTGAACATACAGCGTTATCGAATAAAGTAGAGCTATTAAAGGCGATCAATCAGGCCCTACAGCCGCCTGACCCGAAGGTTGTCCAGCAACAGCAGCAAATGCAGCAGCTTACTATGCAGACGCACGTGGCGGGTCTACAGGCGCAGTTGGAAGGCTTCCAGTTGACTAACCAGAAGACTAAGGCTGAGATACAGAAGATCCTGGCGGATGCCGCCTATAAGTCACATGAGGCCGACATCAATATCACGCGTCTCAAGCAGGACGAACAGCGCATTAGACAAGATCAACAAGAGCAGGAACAGTTCGCTGATCAAAATAAGATCGCGGCTGCTAGGCTGCCGATAGAGTGGCTCACAGCGCAGGCACGTATGATTACGGCGCAAGCTGCTGTTCATAAAGCCAAACATCCACCTAAACCAGCAGGACGTAAATAATGATTATCGCAATTGTTGCATTTGTAGTTGGCACTGCCATAGGAGCAGTAGGTTATAAGTTTGTTGCTCCGAAGGTGGCGGCAGCGGTTACCGCAGAAGTCGGTAAAGTAGAAACTGTCGTAGCGGATATTAAGAAGATCTAATGACTCATAAGGAGTTGATGATCGCCTATCTGCTACAGAAGGTAGCATTGGAAGACTGGCATGCCGTATGGGATGCTGCAATCGATTTGAAATGTATCGACGTGGGAGGAGAGGACTATGTTGGATCTGGAACAGATCAACCTGCTTAATAACGGCGCTAAAGAGCGCTACATGCTTTTAGAGAAGCTATTTGACCACGCAGGTTTCAAGTATTTGTTGGAATGGGCGAAGGCGCAGGTCGTAGATTCAACGAATCGCGAAATGAACGCCACCAATTGGGAACAAGTGTGTTTCTTCCGTGGAGCGCGGTTAGCATACGCCAATTTCGCCAATATCGAAGATTTCTCAGAAAGAGAGTTTGCTGAAATAGCGCAGACAGCGCTAGAAGCTAAATTTGAAGCTGAGCAAGAGCAACTTGAAGCAGACGGTGAGTAGGACATAGTGTCCAAACTTATTCTGTTTGAATTTGCTTGTACGCAATGCGGTCATGTATTCGAAGACCTTACCAAACCAGATATGTACTGGAGCAAGTGTCCCGAATGTATGGCGAACGCAAAGCGTATCCTATCCTCGCCAAGGATTAACCACCAGGCTATGGCGGGCAGTGATTCTGCCTCTCCAGAAACCTTGCGGCACTTTGACAAGGTTCACAATCAGAGAAAGAAAATCGAAGAGAAACGTTTTGCGGACCATGGAGACTATGGCAAACCGGCAGGATGTGATTGACGACCTTTTTCGCCTCAAACGGCTAAGCTCTATATAGAGACGCCTGGAGTACCAGATTATGGTTAGACTCGTTGATATCCCCCTAGACGCGGGTGACCCCAATAAGGCTGTCACTGATATTGAAGCAGCGATCACAGAGTCCAGATCGCAAGAGCGTACGCAAGAAGGTACGCGACAAGAGACACAACAAAGACAGGTTCATGCTACTGATCTCAACGATCCGCGCTTCGCGGGTAAATCGACTGAGGAAATCGTTAGCATGTATCGTAATCTTGAAAGTCACAGTGGCAGACTGGCGAATCAGCTTGGAGAAGCACGCAACTCAGTTAACGCGCTAATTCTAGGAAAGAGAGAAAACGATCTCCGTGTAGGTTCAGGCACACAAAGGGAACCAGCTAAGCTGAATCCTGCTGATCTCATGGTTGACCCCACCAACGCGCTAGATAACTACTTTCGTGAACGAACTAACCCAGAAGTTAGCGCTCTGAAAGATCGTCTTGCACAACTCGAACAGCAACTCACACAGACTGTGTTTACTGTTAATCATCCGAAAGCAACTGATATTACTCAGGATCCGCAATTTGCGGCTTGGGTGCGACAGACGCCTCTTCGTATGCAATTAGCAGATGCAGCAGCAAATGGCAATCTTGTCCAAGCTGATCTTCTGCTGAAAGAATGGCAGCACACACAGACAGCAGGAACCAATTCTACTACGAACACGAACAATCGTGCTCAAGAGTTGGCTCGCAGTGTCTCGCTAGAATCTGGATCTAGTGGATCTGAAGCCGGTGACGGTAAAGGATCTAAGAGTACCCGGACATTTAGCAGGCGCGATCTCATTGCACTGAGACAGCGAGATCCTGAGAAGTATGAGTCACAGGCACTGCAGAACGAGATTGTACGGGCGTATGTTGAGGGGCGGGTAGTTGATTAAAGCACATAGAACATAACAATATCATAAGAGAACAATAATGGCTACAGCATTAGTCCTTAGCAATGATATTGCAACAAGTTTAACCGGTGGTCCTGGTAGTCCGAACGACGTCCATGCCGCTAATTTCGTTCCTGCATTGTGGAGCGACGAAGTTGTTGCAGTATATAAATCGAATTTGGTTCTTGCCAACCTGATTCGTAAGCTCAATCATAGAGGCAAGAAAGGCGACACTATCCACATCCCGACGCCAGCGCGCGGCACGGCTGTGAATAAGGTTGCACAATCGGTTGTGACACTACAACCGTTTGTTGATCAATCAGGTGTTGGTGGTATCACCATCACGATCAATAAGCACAAGGAATATTCTCGTCTTATCGAGGATATCGTTGATGTGCAAGCGTTGCCAAGTCTGCGTCGGTTCTATACGGACGACTCAGGTTATGCGATCGCAAAGCGCGTTGACCGGGACATCTTCTTCCAATTGGGCTCTGGAACGGCAGTTGCCGGTCCTGTGGGCACTTTCATTGAAGATCCCGCCACTGGTAACGTCCTTGCTTCAAGCACGGCATCCCTCTTCACTGGCGACGGACAGACTGTGTACAGTCCGGCTGCTGCTGGTGGCGCTGGTAATGCCTCGGACCTTACTGACCTTGGCATTCGCCGCGGTATCCTGAAGCTCGACCAAGTTGATGCGCCGATGGCGGCTCGTTATTTGGTTTTGCCTCCGGTTGCTAAGGCGCTGCTCTTGGGTGTCGCTCGGTTTACTCAGCAAGCCTTCACGGGTGAAGCTGGTCCGGGTAACAGCATTCGCAATGGTCTCGTTGGTAATGTGTACGCTGTCGAAGTGTACGTCTCCAACAACCTGCCGAACATCTTCGCCAACAATGGCGCAGTTGGCGGTTCGATCGCTTGGATGATCCAGCGTGATGCGGCTGTGCTTGTCGAACAGATGGGTATCCGTACTCAGCAACAGTACAAACAGGAATTCCTCGCGGATCTGTTTACTGCTGACATGATCTACGGTACTGGTATGCTGCGTAGCGGTTCTGCCGTTCCGTTTGTAACTAACAACCTTCTCGACGCTTAATCCCTAGTGGATTCGCTGGGGAGTAATCCCCAGCACCTAATTCATGGACCCAATACCGCAATTAAAATTAGCCCACTGGCGCTCCGTCCAAAAGACGTCGAGCTACGCCATTCAAGGGCAGGATTCACGGTCTGGGTTCACCAATCTAAATGCTACAGGTAATATCGTACTGACATTACCTAAGGCATTAGTTGGCGGAGTCGCCATGCAGTACAAGTTTCTTGTATCTGCGGCGCACACAATAACTGTAACTCCCAAGATAACTACGGATACGATACGCGGCAAAGCCGCAGGCGCTTCCGCTACGAATGCGACACCAGGTAGTTTCCTCTCGCTAATATGCCTACAGAATGGCTTCTGGGAACCTGAAATTAATAACGGAGCATGGTAAATGGCGACTTCTACGTTACGGCAAATGCTCGTTAAGACGCTGATTAATATCGGCGAACCTACTGCTGCCGCTAACGTTCCTACTGTTGGTACTGCGATCACTGATCCATATCAACTACAGATATGCAACTTCATCAATCACATACGTGAGGAAGTGGAGCAGTCTTGGACGTGGAGTAGTCGCTGGCAGACTTATGTGATGCAGTATGTCACAGGTAACGTACAGCAGCAGATCATAGACACAGGAGGCTTCTTCCTGCCAGCAGGAGCGCAGCCTAATAGTGGATCTAAGGTCGTCCGCATTCATAATCCTAAGTTCGGGCGAGAAGTTGGTCTAGTTTTTGATATCACCACCTTCGGCATTCCATTCGTATTGGATGAAATGCCACTTGCGGATATTACCTACTACAACACGGTGCTTAATCAGACGCCAGTAGCGTACAGCACCAATTGGTGCATACAGGACAATGGTAATGACCAAGTGAACCTGCTCATGTACCCCGGAGCTAATAGCACGCGGTTTATCCAGGTTACCCTCTATAATCCACAAGGTTATATTGACCCAACCAATGGAACTGGTAATCAAACAGACACATGGGATACGGGTCCTGGTGCCAACGACACGCTTACCTTCACAGCAGCAGTAGCGCTAGGAGCCACCAGTGGTACACTCGTTGCGCCGTTTGCGTTTGCAAATGGGCCATATCCTATTATCTTTAGCGGACCGAATACTGGCGGCAGCGGTCGCGTGTCTCAGACGGTAACGGCTACGATGGTTCAAGGTAGTAAGAACGTTACTTGGACTCCTGGGTTAACCTCCAATCTCTTCGCGCCGAATGTTATCCTTACTGGCGTCACAAGTGGCGGTCTAGGTGCGGATAGCCCTATCATAATGAATAACCGTATCATAGAGCTCGGCTCAGCTTGGTGGGCGCTGGAGGAGCGGGGCGAGACGCTGGGCGCTAATAGCATGTTCTCAGAGGACAAGTATCGTAGAGCGATTGATGACCTTATTGGTAAGGATCAGGCCGAGCAGGGCGATCTAATGATGATCGTAGCGTAATGAGCTGGAACGGTAACAGTCTAGCACAGATTCCAATTGTTGACCAGCTACAACCGCTGGATTTCGTCACACCTGGATTCCGCGGACTTAACACAGTACAGTCTGGATCGCTCATGGATCCCGGCTACTGCGTCGTAGCGCAGAATGCCGTTATCGACACTAGCGGCAGATTGGCAGCGCGGCAGGGCGCTAATCCAATCACCTTTGAATCGAATACGCTGACCTTTGCTGTTGCGCCGTCTGGTACGACTGGGACGCTTAGCCTAGTATGGTCGCAAGCCAGCGGTCCGTATATCGTCACATTTAGCGACGGCCAAGTACGCCGCGCTACAATGACTAATGGCAGTTTCACTGTCACCTGGACCGGAGCACTGACGGGCACGCCTACAGCGCTATTCACAGCCTCGGCAGGAGCCTCTGCAAGTATAACTTTCACTGTGCCGCCTACTGGTACGGCAGGTACACTGACTGCGCCATGGCCGCAGAAGACGGATACTTATAATGTATTCTTCAGCGATGGCGAGAATCGTCAAATCCTACTGACACAAGGCTCTACATCTGTCACCTGGGCACAGACGCTATCTGGAGCAGTGACATTAACTGCTACGGTAGTCTTCTCGATTCAGTCCCTCTTCGAATATAATCAGGGCCTTGGTGTATACCAACAGATACTGGCATGGGCTGGCGGCATTAGTAATAATCCGAATAACCCCAACAATAACCTTGGCGGAGCAGTTAATGTCACAAACGGTAGATGGTTCTTCCAGAATTTCAACAATAAGTGCATCGGCCTACAAGTTGGACAGAAGCCAATCGTCTACACGGGAACTGGAACTTTCGCGACAGTTATCGAAAGCGGAGGCACTGCGCCTACTGGCGGCGTCGGTTGCGCGGCCTTTGGACGCGTTTGGTGCGTCGATGCGGACTTACAGACGATCAAGTATTCAGGATTGCTAGATGAAACAGATTGGTCTACGACAGATGGTAATGCAGGTCTTATTGATATGCACACTGTCTGGTCCGATGGCACAGACCAGGTTACGGCGATCTTTGCATTTAACGCATCATTGGTTGTATGCGGCACTAGACACATCATATTCTTCACGGATGGACGTGGATCGATGCTTGGCATGGATCCGACACAGGCATATGTCTTTGATATGCTCGCAGGTACCGGTTGCGTATCCCAATGGACGGTTGATCATGTGGGAGAAGCAGATGTCCTCCTCTTATCGCCAAATGGTATACAGTCTCTAGCGCGGCTAACGAGTAATCGTAATAATCCGATTGAGACGCTGAGCAAGTATAACCGCGACACTTTACTGGAGCAGCTACAATCAGAGATTCCAGCTAATATATCCGGTTGCTTTAACAACCTGACTGGCTTTTATATATTAGGATTACCTAATAGTGGTGTTACTTGGTGCTTTGATCAGCGCCGCAAATATCAGGATGAAGTAGGCGAAGTCTGCTCAATTACTACTACATGGTCGATGGCTCTTACAGCATGCTGTACATTAGATACTAATCAGCAACTCTTTCTCGCTCGTCAAGGACAGGGCACAGTCTGTAATTATTCAGGCTTCTTGGACGAATTCGCTAATTATCAGTGGGCGTATCAGAGTCCATGGATGAATCTAGGACAGCAGATTGGACAGCGATTGAAGATGCTTAAGCGTCTCTCGTTGATTCTATTCACTGCAGGTGCTGCTTCATTCACTGCTACGTGGGCTACGGACTTCAGTGCCAATCAGGGCAGCGCGACGCAAAGTGTAGCACCCTTCGGTGTTAACTCGCAGTATGGCGTAGCGCAATACGGCATAGGACAGTATGGTGGAGGTAGCAACCTCTTCAATTGGAAGTATAGCGCACATATACGCGGACAGTACTTTCAACTCGGTTTAACAACAATAGTAACGGGTGTGTTCGCCCTTCAGCAAGCGCAGTTTGCTGCGAAGATCGGTAGGATAGCATAATGGCAAATTACGTACAGTCCACATTCTTTACGCCTAAAGATACGCTGCCGCCGAATAATCCGGCGAAGACTATCTTTGGCGCTGCGTATGATACGGAGTTTGGCAATATCGCTACGGCTATTGCCACTAAACCAGATAATACTACATCTGCGTCATTCCTATCACTAACTGTAGGAACGCCTACGGGTGGCAATCTAGGCGCGGGATCAATCAATGCGCAGAGTATTGCAATCAACGGCGTAGCCGTTATACCTGGTGGAGCAGTGAGTTCTGTAACGGGCACGGCTAATCAAGTTACTGCGGCTCCTACGGTTGGAGCCGTAGTGCTTAGTTTACCGGCGTCTGTCATATTCCCAGGCACAATTACACTTGATGGGCAGACTGGTGCCAATATAAGTATATTGCCAGTAGGTGCAGGCGCTACAACTCAATCCGCATTCCAATACTTTACAGATAACAATCTGTATATTGATGCGCCTAACACTGGGACTCCAACTGGCGGCAAAACAATATTTCGGCAAGACTCGTCAACGCCATCACTATCTATTTCTGCCGCCCGCAATGTCACTATAGCTGCGCCTACTAGTGGTGATGCTTTATCTGTTTCCGGCGCAGGGACTAGTTATGCTACTGAGATATTTGGTGGAGGTGGCGTAGGAAACAATAGAGGGCTACATGTAATCGCAGGCTCAAATAGCAGCGATGTAGTTTTAGTTCTGACAAATGCCGCGCAAACAGCCAACTATCTTATTGTAGACGGTGCCGGTTCAATATTTACGAATGGGCAAACCGCCGAAGGCGCGGGCACGATCAGCGCCGCAGGCCTATTCATCAATGGCGTCGCTGTTACCGCAGGTGGTGGTGTAACTACTGGAACATTTACTGGCACAATAACTGGATGCGCTACGGCTCCTACTGTCACCTGTAAATTCACTAAAATAGGTAATTCCGTAACATTGCGCGTACCTGCCCTAAGTGCAGCAAGTAATGCTACGACATTAAGCCTAACCGGTCTTCCTGCGGCAATTCAACCAGCAACTGGTGGTGTACAAACGTCTGCTATAGGTGGCATTCTTGATAGTAGTTCGGCTACTGGTGACTTTTTAGGAACATGCTCTGTATCGGGTGGTACACTTACATTTTTAAAGTTTATTGGTACTGCCAATGGAACTATTACCACTACTGCATTTAGTGCAGCATCAGCTACGAAGGGCTGGGTTGATTTCTCATGCACTTATGATATTACCTAACGAATCTCAATATTAACCTTTGGGATACAAATTAATGCCTAAACCTCCGCCATTGATTTTAGATCAGAACTCTCCTGCATTTAGTTCTCCAGATGCGGCAGCCCACGCGTATTCCAGTAATATGGGTAAGAAAGGCGATGCCGGGGAAAAAGCCGGTGTGATTCTGAAAGATCCAGAAGGTAAGTATCGCTATTCCACTACGCTGGATGGAACTGATGAGAATTTTCAACTACATGCGGCTATTCCGAAAGGTTATACCTTTGCAGGTATAATGCACTCGCACCCAGGGGATGACGCGCGCGGTCAGGTATTCTCGCCTGATGATATCCATACTGCTACTAATTTAAAAGTACCTTCGTATATATCATTTTTAGAATCTGGCGAAGTGCGCAAGTACATTCCTGGACAAACTAAGACGCAACAAATGACTGATCCTGCTAGCAAGATGCCGTTAAATGTTGCTCGTGGCGATGACCTAGATATAGAGGCAGGCCATTAATGAACAATACACCACATCATCAAGTTGGAGGATGGTTCGCATTGATCAGCCTAGGTGGCGCAGCGCTCGCCAAGTTGATATCAGATAATAGCGCCTTCCTATCAGGCTTGGCTAGTATATTTACAGTACTAGCCGCTGGCGTAAGTATATGGTTCACGCTCCGTAGAAAGAAATCTACGTAGCATCACGGTTGGTCCTCCGGGACCCGGTGGAGGATGTATTGAGTTCCTCTCCCCTCAATCTCCTCCATCGTTAGATTAGTATATGGCCGTCACTGTACAACAACCTGGTGATTATACAAGTGGTCAGAGAGCCAAGGCTAATCCTGATGGTAAAGACTTCGGCGAGTTAGCTATACAGAATGCTGGAATGATAAAGGATGGCGGCTCTGCTATCCAGAATAATAATGCAGCATTCGGTCTTCTGTCTCCACAGCAAGCACAAGTATACAATAATTCTGAATCAAATGTACTTGCTAGTTCCGGTCTGACCATTGCGCAGTATAACGCGTTAGCGCAGACGAATACTATATCACCGGCTATACAGGCACAGGTTACTGGGGCAATAGATCAGAATTATAATGCTACGGTTAATCCCTCTACGTGGCTGGATAAACTAGCCTCCACAGTAGCACTTGGAATGACTGTAGGTATAGCTACGGCGGGTATTGGAGCCTTTGCTGGGCCTGCACTGGGAGCGTCTTTAGGCTCTGTAGGTGGCACGATTGCCACTGGAGCGCTTACAGGAGCCGCTGGTACGGCGCTGACGGATGCCCTAACGGGGCAGCCACTCACAGCAGGCAGTGTCGGTAGAGGGGCCGCAATGGGAGCGGCAGGGGCTGCTGCAGCACCATTAGCTGGGCAGTTAAGTAATGCTACGGGACTATCTGGTACGGCTAGCACAGGCATACTTAAGGCAGGTATGGGAGCAGCAGGAGCCGCACTTAACGGCGGCAATCCTCTACAAGGCGCAGTGGCTGGCGGAGTAGGCAGCATTGCCAGTAGCGGATTAAATAGTGCAGGATTTGGAATGGCTAGCGGCTTCCTTGGAAGCCAGATAGGCGGCTTTGCGGGGCAAGCGGTTGCAGGACAACCAGGACAAACGAATATGATGGGTCAAGGCAATGCGAATCTTCCTTCGGGTGGTGGTATAACCAATCCGTTCGGAAGCGGGACATCACTTAATAGTTTTATGAGTGGTATTGGTTCTCTTGCTGCGCCAGTACTTAGTGGTATGGCAGCTAATAACCAAGCTAGCATGCAGACTAATGGTTACACCACTGCTGGTAATGCGGCTAACTCGGGTAATCAATTTGGTTTCTCTGGTCTTGGCGGCATGGGCGGCCAGTTCGCTAATGGTCAATTGAACCTTAGTGGCGGATCAATGAATCCTGCTGCGGGTCAATTTAGTCAATTCGCCAATAACCAAGGTGCTATGGCGAATCAGTTTGGTACGGGCGGTGTCCCATCAAATGTAACGGGTGCGTATAATAACTTCAACGGCCAGATAGGTATGGGCCAGGGGAATGCTAATAGCGGCGCATCTACTGCTATGGGTGTTATGGGTCTAGGTGCATCTACGCTCAATAGCGCAGGAGCTAATCAGCAGCAGGCGTATCAGACGGCACTAACCTCTGGACAAGCTGCACTGAATCCGCAGATTCAACAACAGTCCAATGCGTTGCTCAACAGTAACTTCTCTAGAGGCATGTCAGGATCATCTGGCGGTGCTCTGCAGACGCAGGCTCTACAGAATTCATTTAACACAGCGGAATTGCAGAATCAGAATCAGGCGACTACGCAGGGTCTGAATGCGTATAATTCTACTATTAATGCCGGTACTGGTATGTTTAATAGTGGTGCTAGTCAGGCTGGTAACTTCAATAATCAGGGTGTTAGCTTCGGCTCACAGGGATTAACTGGAGCGCAGAGCTACAGCGCATTCTCGCCGCAATTGGCGGGCATGTATCAGGGTAATGCGAATAGCGCAGCTACGGGGTTTAGCACTATTAATAACGCCTCCTTAGGTAACTTCCAGGCAGGCTTAGGTGCTATTACCAATCAAGGTAATCAGATGAATAAGGGCGCAGCTACGCAGGTAGGTAGTGCGAATTCATATAATGGCGGATTGGCAGGCTATGCTGGTGGAGTATTAGGTTCTCCAGGAGCCGTAGGCAATCTATTAGGCGGAGCTTCAAGTCTATTCAACGGCCTCAGCGGTCTATCAGGGAGTAATCCAACGGACTACAGTAGCATATTTGGAAGTGGTGGTAATTTGAGTTATGGCAATGTAACCGGTAATATGGGTATGCCGAGCTTTGATTCTAGTCAAATGGGAGCCACACTGCCAGCTAGTAATGATTATAGTAGTGATTATGGACTGGGAGACTGGTAATGGCACAGCAGCAAGAAGACACTAGTGATTACGGCGTACCCGATCCTAATGAACTGCTGAGTGAACAGCAGGCGTCGTATGCGCAGGAGATGGCACGATCTCCTAATGTAATGAGCCGAGCCATAATCTCAGGTATAGGTGGCCTACAGAACTTCAATGGCGGCGGTCCTCAGATGACTGAAGCCAACCGTGTACAGGATACTATGAAGCAAATTCTAGCGCAGACCAATGCAGATGCGCCAGAAGGAGAAGATCCGCTCACTAAACAAATGCGCGTTACTTCAGCTATGGCTACCGGATTAGCATCAGTATCCCCTTCGGCGGCACTCAAGGCACAGGATCGCCTCGTACAGCTAGCGCAGGCTAAACAGCAGCAGGGGATCCTAAACACTAAGCAAGAGGAAGCTCAGGAGACGTTAAAGCAGGAGAAGCAGAAGACTACGATCATGTCCAATACGCCGCAGACTATTGTGCTGGCACAGGATCAAGGTAAAGATGCCAATGGACTGCCACTTGGTTATAAAGAATTCAAGACGTATGATGCTAGTGATCCTAATTCTATCACACAGTTACGGGCGGATCAGGCTGCGGCCAAAGCCAATGGCGTCGAAACAGTTCCTATGACTATGAAAGAGTTGATTGATGGCAAGTCACAGGCTGCGATCACGCGTGGACAATACCAGGTACAGCAGGCTATGATTGCTGCGCAGAGTAGAGAACAAGTGGCTTCCGAGAAGACCGGTAGTAACTCGGTTAATGATCGTATGACCAACAGGCTGCTTACGGCCACAGATATGTCTGCTACACAGCTATCTAATATAGCTTCGCAGAACTTCGGCGTAAGCCGCGGCTTCTTCGGAATTAATGCTAGTCCCGGCACTAGTCTAATGGATATGACGAAAAGCAATCTACTGAATGCTCTCACGCCAGAAGACTATCAGATGTATAACGCAATGGCAGCTAATCTGTATCGTCCGCTGAGTATGTTAGAAACCGGGGGCGGACTACAGGGTGGACAGCAGTTCAGTAATCAGATCAAGCAAGCTCTAGCTATTAGCCCAACTGATAAGCCTCTCACAGTACTTACTAAATTGGCGGAAGCCAGACAGATCATTGACACCGGTAGTGAAGTCTATATGGCCTCTAAATCCGTCGATCAGGGCATTAAGGCACAAGTTCAGCAGAAGCTGGATGCGCTTCATATGGCCGTGCCTTGGACTCCTGCGGATGTCATAGCATATAAGAAACAGCTAGAAGTAGATCCACAATTAACCTTTGCGCAGTTTGCTCAGTCACTGGACGTTCCAGGACAGGCCGCTAAAGCCCAGGCTACAGCCAATTCAGCCGTATCAACAGCTACGGCTCCTAAGAAAGATTCCAATGGTACGGCATTCGTTAGGGAGTTCTAATGGCTGATACAGACAGTGGGTTTAACTCAAATGACGGTATCCTGCCAGATGTGGCCTCTAGGGCCTCAGCTACAGATCTAGGTCCGGCTATTAGCCCGAAGGAAGCTAACCTTAGACAGCAGAGCGGCGGCTACGGGGCAGATGGCAAGCCAGCGCCGTCAATGGCCGTCGTAGACACACAAGGTAGTCCTGCACCAGCGGGTAAGCCTACTACGCCTAATGGTGGGCCTATACGGAGCTTACAGAGTGTTGAGGCTGCCATAACTGGAGCGCCTAGCGGTCCTAATCAAAAAGGACCTGTCCTACAGCCCCATCAGTTCCAGATGTCCACACTGACGCCTGAAGCCCTACAGAGGGCCGCTGATGCCGGTGGCTTCGATTCCAGCAAAGTACCCAAAGAGTACTGGCCGTATATACAGGGTAAGTATGAGGCTGCATTAGATCCCGGTACGCTGGATAGTGTGCGTAATTGGATCCGCGGCACGGGTGTAGGTCACTTAATGGCTGGAATGGACTCTAGCGGCCCACAGGACGTCATTCCATTGAGTACGATGGAGAAGATTAGTCCGGCTATGGCTGAAATGCGTAAAGTGGATGAATTCTTCAATCAGAACATCCAATCGCGTATTATCGAGAAGGGTGAGAATATATCAGCCGATGGCCTGCATTACACCCCTCCTGAGTCCTACAAGATAGGTAAGATAGTGGGTAGTGTAATGGCTAGTCCAGCTAGCGCTGGCGGGATTCCGCAGGCTGCTAAGGTTATGGTAGGTGCGGCCCTTAGCGCTGGCGGTAAGGCTGCTGCGACTATTGGAGCATATGCTGCTGCCAATCCTAGAGCAGCGCAGTTGGTAGGGGAGCTAGCGAAGTATACGGCGTTAGGAGCCATCTTTAAGGCTACTATGGGCGGTGGCGGCGGCGCGCCTCCCCCATGATGCCATCTAGCGTACAGGATATCCTAGAACCGCTGGTTAAGGAATCAGAAGCCTGCAAGCTAGTGGCATATAAGAAGGCGGATAATGTATGGACTATCGGCTGGGGCCACACAGGAGATGAAGTAGTTGAAGGTCTGCGGTGGACCCAGGAACAGGCAGACGCTGCTTTAGTGCTTGATTTACAGTCCCATTACGCACAAACTCTCGCACTAACTCCCGCACTTCAGACGTATAGCCCCTCAAGGCAAGCAGCATTAGCTGACTTTGTGTATAACCTAGGTTCCGGTAGATATAAGACCAGTACTCTGAGATCCGCTGTTCTAGTTGGCGCATGGGTAAGCGTAAAGACACAGCTAGGTCTATGGATTCACGAAGCTGGGAAAGTCGAGCCAGGACTTGTGGCTCGCAGGAAACGCGAGATTGCTCTAATCGATCAATAGGAGAGATCATGGTCATTTCCGATATAGTAAGTGGGATTCTTAAGCCGATTAGTGACGTGATTGATCATGTCACGGTGTCGGGTGATGATAAAGCCAAACTACAGATGGCACAACTGCAGGCATCTCTTCAGGCTGCTGGAGCAGTACAGCAATACGAGCAGACTCTTCTTGATGGGCAACTGAAGACAATAACGGCCGAAGCACAGAGTAGCAGTTGGTTAACTTCTTCTTGGCGTCCGATAACGATGTTAACATTTCTCGGATTGGTGGTATGTGACAGCTTTGGTTGGCTGCATTCTCCGCTAGCCCCGCAAGCGTGGACTCTATTGCAGATAGGTCTTGGTGGCTACACCGTAGGTCGGAGCGTAGAAAAGATAGCACTTCCGATTGTGAACGCAGTCGTAAAGAAATAGTAGACATAGGAGGAGAGCCCTGTGTTCGATAAATTAGTAGATGTCTTATTAAACTTCTTACATCTATTCAAGTTTTGGATTGTAGTTCAGCCGTATGAGCAAGCGGTACAATTAAGATTGGGTCACTACCAAAAAGTACTGACAGAAGGCCTGCACTGGCTGATACCGTTCGGAGTTGACTACTGTATTTCCGAACATATCGTGCCAACAACTCACTCTTTGGGAGACGAGTCTGTAACTTCTCAGGATGGGAAGTCAGTTGGCTTTCATGCTGTGGTGACGTATCGTATATCGAATATTCAGAAAGCAACTCTTGAAGTTGCCGATTCGAGTCACGCAGTACTGGATGCAACGTGCGGAGAAATTGGCCGAGTGATGCGGGAATCAACGTGGGCGCAGATGCTTCAAGCTGATTTGCCTGAAAGATTAACTTCTGCATGTCGAAAGCGAGGCTGGCGATACGGAATAGAAATTCTGAGCGTGCAACTTGCTGGTTTAGCATTAGTAAGATCCATTAGATTAATGCAAAAATAACGTAAACGATAATAATAAAAGTAAGGGGCTCACAGGAGCCCCTTTTTTATTGTCTACAGTTTGGTAGTCCCTGCGCCGTGTTCTGGCTCGCCATCATTCTCTGGCATAGGCTCCGAGCTCTGCGGGATCTTTTGCTTAAAGCCGCAAGACTCGGCTTGCTCGGTCAGATCCGACAGCCGTTCCACGTCCCGTACGTTGAACTGGCACTTCTCGCTCTGCGAGCACAGTTGGTAGGCTTGATAAGTTTGTATCAGCTTTGCGCACGCTACCCGTTGATGTTGGGTAGTTCTCCACGATAGGAAGCTGATGCTCAGCGCTGCTATCGCCGCTGTCGCCGCCAAGAGCGCGAGCAAGCGTTTGCCATTTATCATAATCTCTCCTTGCCGCGAGTACTTCGCGGATAATATCTTGCTGTGCAGATTCTGCTGCACTCAGGCGTTCCCGTGCTATATCTAGCTGATCCTCAACATATTGAAATGGATCATCGTTCGCAACCAGTCCAGGACGCGCCGTGTTAGCTCGTCTTGATACGGCAGGTTGTGGTAGGCCCACCTGTACATCCTTAACAGGAGCCACAGTTTGAGTATCTTCAACATCAGCCATATCCTCCTCTCGTTTACGCCTGAGCTTCTCCTCCAGAGCAGCAGCATTAGCTGCGTGCATCCCTGCACTACCTCTCTGTATGATGGCATTCTTAACGCCCTCACACCATCCTAGGATGACCTTCTTTTTATGCTCCTGAAGAATCCAATCTGATTCAATATGATCCGTACCATCAGGTGGGATATAGACGAACTGCATCTGACCATTAGGATTCACACGCTCTCGTGTATTCGCCAGTATGTCACCATCTCCTATATCACATGGCTCCACACCGGGTACGGATGTATCACCGGAAGCTACGAGAGCTTTCATAGCATCATCCCCTGTCGTAGACAATCCACTCGCTAGTCTACTCATGTCAACATACCTCTACGCTTAGCTACCGGTAGCAGCATAACTTTCCCACGGCTCCATCCATGACAACTCTGGCACAGGTATCGCTGATACATTCCTTGTTGTAATGATCGCGTACCGCGAGCCTCCAACTTCTTTGATCCGCACTTCGGACACGAAGCGGCCGTATCCAATGTATACGCACCAAGATTAGGGTGCTGATCCATCCAAGGCCTCAGTGTCTTGTATACCTTCTCGCACAGCACTGTATCCTTAATATTGTACTGCTTCATAACTTTCCATGCCTTGGGGTTATCCTTGAGGCACTCAGTCCACAGTTCCATACCAGGGAACTTACGGTGATCATCCTTCGGGCCATCCGCAAGATACCGTGCAAGCCACTCAAGTCTGTTACTAGAGAAAGCAAAATGCTTCTTAGCGACCAGCTTTGTGTCGATTACGCGGATCGGAGAGTACGGAGGGAATCCCGAGGCGACTAAGCGTGCGTTCACCCGCTTCACGTCGAACGCTGCACCATTCTGCGCAACTACAATATCTGCTTCGTCCAGTAGGTGCCAGAGCGAATCTAGTAGCAGCCAGTCGTTCCGCGTCGCCTCTGCGCCGTTGCCGCTCGTATCCCGGTAGATAATCTCTCGAGAGTCCAGCCATTTCGCGGCATAGGAAAGGATAGAAGTTTCCTTCTGAATCTGATTCAACCCGATGTTCTGGTCCCATAGACCCCACGTGAGGCTCTCAAACGGAGCCGTTTCAATATCTAATGTAAGTATCCGCGGACTACTTGGCTGTTTTTGCTTTTTCATTTTCTTCCTGTATGATTAATTCTAGCCGAGCTAGTGCGTTCCATGCAACTTGCGCGGCATGTAACACATCAGGTCCCAGACCGCCCGCTCCAGTATCGCGAGCATCAGCTTCATAGACGAGATGCCGAGCCAAAGCAGCGCCATAGCGGCGGATACCATCAGGTACACTACGCCAGCCCATCCATGAGTATTTTCGCGCTCCGAGTTCAGACACGTGAGCAACAGCTTCAAGTGCGTTAGGAAAGTATTGAATGGCTCCGCGAAGAACGTCCACCTTGCCTTTATCAAGCTTCGCTCCCGGCTGCTTCGCCGACAGCCCCCTCGGGTCCGTCTCCAAGGAAACCGAGGACTCTATTCCTGAGCCTACTCTTGTGGAGTCCGCCTGCTTTGAAGTCAAGTCCGCCATGTTTGATACCTCGCTTTGCTCGTTGATATATACCTCTGGGGCAGGTTTCGGCCAACCTTGCGGTGACTCCAATAAGAACGCTACCATATGATCCATCCTCTAATTTACGTGTGCGGTGATGCTCAATTCCGCGGTGTTCTGCGGCTCTTTCGGGGTTTTGTATCTTTGCGAATTCCCGCAATCCCGCTCGTAGCGCTTTGCTTTGCTTTGCATTCATGTAGTTCCCACTTTAGCTTTTCGATTATTCGCTGTTGATCGGCGTACACGTTGGCGTACTGTTGTTGCAACTGCTCGCGTATCTGCTGCTGAATTATCTGTGCTTCCTCGCTCAGCGTTCGGACGCGGTAGTCCTCTATCGGACGCCAGCCGTACCGCTTTAGTTTTGCGAACACGAACCTTTGCCACGCGGTTCTCGCCTTGTCGCCAATCGTCGTCTTTAGGTATCGCACCATGCCATATACTCACTTTTGCCTTCGGCAGAAATTTGTTGAACCATTGACTTATGCGGCTCCTCTCACCGGTCCGCTTGGATCTGGCTCCTGCTGGGAAGTCACTTTGGA